TGGCTTCTGCGGATTCGTCCAGCGATACCGCGTACATGTTTAGAGCTTGGCTCATTATGGTCTCCTTAGTTTCTTGTTAGATTTCCAATGATGGAAGGTTATCAATGACGTTCTGTGTCATGGATTTGGTTTGCGCTCTCAGGTACGGACTGTCCCTGAGTGCTTCGGGTGTGACGCGCAGCAGTTCATTTTCTAGCCTGTCACACAACGCGCTGATCTGAGTGTTACCGATGACGTTACATGACCTAACCAGTTTGGTTGCGTCGAGTACGTTACTGATAAGCGTGTTACGGAAGATGGCCTGTTCCCCGTCAGGCGTTTCACCTAGCCGATCAACCATCTTTCCTAGATAGTCTTTCAGTTCACCCAGCACCCTGTTCATGCCAGTGGCGTAGGTTTCTTGGATGAATTTGTCGTAGCCTTCTTTAGCGACCTGCAATGCCTGAGTACCTATGTCCACTCTGAAATCGTCACCTGAAGGTACGGGATGTGTCAGCACTTCCAGTGAGAACTTATCCTGTAGTACCGATCTGTCTGGGTACTCGTGAGCACGAAACATATCGCCAAGCACTGCTTGCTGCTCGGACACATAGAAGTCATACGAGTCTAGGAACTCATGGACTTTCTTATCGAACATCTGCTTTTTGGCAGTCACTTTGTTTATGTAGTCTGGGTACACTGCTTGAGGGCAGAGACGTGGGCCGCGATCTATCCACGGCATGGTAGTGCGATAGTGAATGTGGTTGCGGGTCTCACCGATGATTGACTTGATGCTTGCGAGTAACTTGTTACCAGCGAACAGATTCTTGGTGTATGTGCCCGCCTGAGACTCGGCATTGTTGTCGTGAGCGACCTGCTGCGAGATGTCCTCGTCAGTCACCTTACCGTCCCAACAAGACGTTTTTAATTCGACCAGCACCGCAGCACTGGAGATAGAGGGTACGTTGATCTCAGAGAGACTCGGTAGCTCTGTCTGTTCTAACATGTTAGAACCTGTTGGTTCAGAGATGTCGTGTAGGTTTTCCATTAGTTAGTTTTCCTTTCTCTTAGTAAGTAAATGAAACCGCTCAATAGCAGTTCGTCTTTCTCTGGGTCACCCCAGTTCGTTATGGCCCGCAGTAAGTAATACTTCGGTAGCCAATTCAGTTTCACAGCCATACGCATGGCAGCTAAATCGTGGTACTCGTTTAGCTCCATGTCTCCACCGACTTCGACTAGCACTTCTTCGCCCTTCTCACCCATCGTATTGATGGCTTTGATCTTTGCCGGTTTGGTATCCGTTGCTGGCACATAGCTAGTTACGATGCGTTGCAGATGGTTCCGCTCCACATGTATGTCTAACGTGTCCAGTACATCCTTAACGTCTTCCAACTTGCTTCTCCTATCTCCCAATGTGTTCGATGTCGCCATCAGGTATGACCTGATACGCACCTTTGTTGTAGGGGATGGACACAGTGAACAGATTGTTCTTCTGTCCGTCCCGGTTCTTTCTGTCACTTGCATCGTAACCTGTTAGCGCGTAGTGGCTTACTGGCCCCGTGTGCGACGGGTACTTCGCACGAAAATCGGCAGAGCGTTGTTGCTCGGTGGGGGTACTGCAAACCATCGGTTTGAAAGGTCTTGCAGGCCGTCGAGGTTTACGCACTGGTTTGTATCTTCTTGGCATATTGTCTCCTCTGTAGTTCTAACATGTTAGAACTTGTTACTGTAAGGTCGCTTGAGGGCGACGAATCAATTGTGTATCTGTCACACACAAAGACATTATCGCATATTCGTCGTCTTGTGTCAAGTATTATGATTAGGTGTTTTCTAATGGTTAGAGGTGTAATGTTCTATAATGTTCCAGAATGTTCCCTCGTATAGGTGGGCAAGTCCTTGATTTACCTAGAATGTTCCAATGTGCCTTTTTTAGGGAAATTGAATGGGTGGCGTAGAAGGGAGGAAGGAGGACGGAACATTAGGTAATTACGTGGTAACTTGTTTGGTGTGTGTTTTTACTAAGTCAAAATCTACCCCTATACATATATATTTCTAAAAAAGGAACATTATACATATATAGTCTTAAACGAATATGCAGATACCGCCAGATAACGCCAGATACAACCATACACCATCTGTCATTTGTTCCTTTTTGCCCAAAAAAAAGGGAACATTAGGGGAACATTATGGAACATTTGGAACATTACCCCCACGTAAAAAGGAACATTGCTCAACTGCCATGTTCTAACATGTTAGAACTTGTTAACTTATGGTTTCTTCTGTCACGCAACGCTACGTTAGGAACTGGCCTCACAAGGTGGGGGCGTAAAAAAACCCCGACCAGCAAATGCTGGCCGAGGTTGGTTGGTGGTTGGTAGTTAGGACTTGATTGCTTGGCGTAGAGCCTTGATCGCGTCCATTACCGGCTTGACGTTTTCAATGTCTGGCGTCTCGGCGTTTTCTATCCGTTTCTCCATCGCCGTGCATTGTTCAGTTAGATAGGTCGCTAGCGTTTTCTTCGTGCGTTTCGCAACCTCGCCAGCTCTGGCTTTCTCCACTGCCACTACTGCCTGCTTCCATCGGGTGCAGTATTGGGTGACACTTTTCTGAATGGACTTGCGTTCTGCCTTTTCATCATCACTTAGCGCGGTAGTCGGTGTGGCGATAAGCCTAACCGCTTTCTCCCCTCGCCCTCGAATGATAGCAGCGCGATGCTTTGCCCAGTCCAGTTTGTTAGTCGCGTCCGTTGCCTGTAGTTTCAGCAAATCTTTCTCGCTAGTGGGGAGCCAGATGGACTTACCACCCGCATCAAGATAGGCGTTAACCGCTTTCTCTTTTGATGCTTCACTCTCGCCGAATTGTCCAGTTGCCGCGTACAGATCTTTCATTGTTATGTTAGTCATAAGAATGACTCCTTTTTAGTTAAGTTATGCCGCCATCGCTGGCGACCAATACATAATAACAAACCACCAGATAAATGCAAAGAATGGCATTAAATACCAACTTCTAACATGTTAGAACCTAACTAAACACCACTCCCCCCCGACCCCCCGCGCACAGCTTGTGACTCCTAGCAGTTCTCTATATTACTAATCTGCACGAACTTTCAGCATTTTTCTGGGTTTTGGTCTTGACCCCCCTCCACACAGAACCCCCCACCCTAAATTTTAAGTACCTAGCAAAAAAATTTTTGTTATATCTAGTAGTCTTTGGTGTATATTCGCGCCAACGGCTATCAGCCAGCGGTAAAATCTATGACATTACTTATAGAACCTGAGATCGGCGTTCCTTTTTCCGACGACTTTAGCTTTGTCGATTTGAAAGAACGCGCAGCCGCTGCTTGTAGCACAGCACTAGAACTCTCTAAGCACGGGTTAGATCTAACACCAAGTAAAGAAGATGAAGATACCGCTGCGCGACTTGCTATTGCTTATGCTGATGACCCTGAAAAAACTTCTAAGAAAGTTACAGCAAAGAAAGCGGCGACGCTTACCCCTGCCTCTCTTGTTCTGACAAACAACATACTGCAAGAGTTTGGGCATTCTGTTGCAGAAAGTGCAACACAGATCAGGCATCTCGTAACCAATAAGCTATTACTAGAGTCAGAGAACGAAGATCCGCGCATTCGTATGCGTGCGCTGGAGCTGTTAGGTAAGATCTCAGACGTAGGTTTGTTTGCTGAGAAGTCGGAAGTGACAATCACACATCAATCGACAGATGACTTACGTAACAAGTTACGTGATAAACTGGAAAAATTGATTACGCCTGACGCAGACATCGTAGATGGGGAGTACACCGACGTGGCATTCGATGTAGATAGTGAGCTTGGCATAGATAGTGACCAACATTAGTCACAAGATTCCTGACTTTAGCGAAGACGAAGTAGAGCAGATGCTCAATAACCTTGATTCGTTTACGGACGAAGAGGTTGTTGAGATAAATCGCATCGTTGACGAGCTAGACGAGCGCAGAATTAACAAAGAAGCGTACCTAGACCTCATAGAGTTCTGCAAACGTATGCAGCCAGACTACATTGTGGGTAAGCATCACCGCATTTTGGCTGACTTACTCATGGATATTGAGCGAGGTAGGAAGGATCGCATCTGTGTGAACATCCCACCACGCCACGGTAAGTCCCAACTTGTTTCTATTTTCTTCCCAGCGTGGTTTTTAGGGCGAAACCCGAACAAAAAAGTGATGATGGTGTCGCATACTACTGATTTGGCAGTAGATTTTGGTAGAAAAGTGCGAAATCTCATCTCTACGGACGCATATCAGGCCATTTTTCCTACCGTACAGCTTGCAAGTGACTCAAAATCAGCCGGTAGATGTAATACAAACACAGGTGGCGAGTATTATGCGTGTGGTATTGGCTCTGCTCTTGCTGGTCGCGGCGCTGATTTACTCTTGGTAGATGATCCGCACTCTGAACAGGACGTAATTAACGGTAATTTTACTGTTTTTGAGAAAGCGTACGAGTGGTTTACGTTTGGAGCACGTACTCGTCTGATGCCGGGGGGTCGTGTAGCTATAATTCAGACCCGATGGCACATGGATGACCTCACTGGGCGTGTAACACGCGACATGGTGCAGAACGACAGGGCAGATGAGTATGAAGTGGTCGAGTTTCCCGCCATATTAGAGATAGAGGACGAGGAAACAGACGACATTGTAGAAAAACCGCTCTGGCCTGAGTTTTTTGACCTAGAGGCACTGCTGCGGACTAAGGCATCCATGCCGACATTCCAGTGGAACGCGCAGTATCAGCAGACACCCACGGCAGAAGAGGCCGCACTGGTCAAACGCGAGTGGTGGCAGACGTGGGATCAGGAAAGTCCGCCCAGTTGTGAGTACATTATTATGTCGCTGGACGCGGCAGCAGAGAAACATAACCGTGCTGACTACACGGCGCTGACTACATGGGGTGTATTCCTGTACGAGGAGACAGGTGCGTACAATATCATTCTGTTAAACAGTATAAAGAAGCGCCTAGAGTTTCCCGAGCTAAAAGACATGGCGATGGAAGAGTATGGTGAGTGGGAACCTGATGCGTTTATCGTAGAAAAGAAATCATCGGGCACGGCGCTGTACCAAGAGATGAGGCGCATGGGGTTGCCCGTTTCAGAGTATACGCCTCACAGGGGATCAGGTGATAAACTTGCACGCCTTAACTCAGTATCTGATATTGTTGCGTCTGGTTTAGTATGGGTTCCTCCCACACGCTGGGCGGAAGAGGTGATCGAAGAGATAGCGGGGTTTCCGTTTATGAGTCATGATGACTTGGTTGACTCAACGGTCATGGCGCTCATGCGGTTCAGACAAGGTGGATTTATCAGGCTACCAACAGATGAGCCAGAAGAAACACGATACTTCAAACGGCGCGGAAGCGGGTTCTACTAGAGACAGATTATGGCTATAGAAAAAGGTTTGTACGCAGCGCCTCAAGGTATGGAAGAAGAGGAAGCACCAGATTTAGAGATTGAGATTGTTGATCCTGAGATGGTGACGTTGGACGATGGCAGCGTAGAGATCACCATAATTCCTAACGCAGAACCTACGGACATGCTGCCGTTTGATGCAAACCTAGCTGAAGTATTAGAAGACAGTGTTCTCGGTGAAATGGCTGACGAACTGATCGGTTCAATAGAAGCAGACATGGGTAGCCGCAAAGAGTGGGCGGCTACATTTGTTCGTGGGCTGGACGTATTAGGTTTTAGATACGAAGAGCGTAGCGAACCGTGGGAAGGCGCGTGTGGTGTGTACTCCACAGTGCTTGCCGAAGCAGCCATACGCTTTCAAGCAGAAACCATGTCAGAGACTTTTCCCGCCGCTGGCCCCGTCAAGGTAAAGGTGCTGGGCGAAGAAACTAAAGATAAGGAAGAAGCCGCAGAAAGAGTGAAGGCGGACATGAACTATGAGCTTACTGAGCACATGGTGGAGTACCGGCCTGAACATGAGCGTCTTTTATATAACTTAGGTTTGGCAGGCAGTGCGTTCAAAAAGGTGTACTACGACCTGAACCTAGGGCGACAGGTTGCCATGTTCATACCAGCAGAAGATGTAGTAGTGCCTTACGGTGCCTCACACATAGAAACTGCTGAACGTGTGACACATGTCATGCGTAAAACAAAGAACGAACTGAAGAAACTACAAGTGGCTGGGTTCTACAGAGACGTGGAACTAGGCGATCCTACCCCCTACCACTCTGATATAGAAGAACGTAAAGCTGAAGAGGGCGGGTACTCACTAACAGACGATGATCGTTTTGCGCTGTACGAGGTGCACGCAGACTTAATAATTGAAGGTATTGACGATG